TGAATATTTAAAAAATGGTGGTAATATTGCAACTATTGAAAATAAATATAAATTAGCAAAAGCAGTTAAAGACGAATTATTAAAAGTAAAATAGGGAAGCTGAAAACTATATAGAGTAAGCAAATTTAAATATAAAAAATATGAGTGCAATTATTAATGTAAGTTTAAGAGTAGACAAATTACCAAAAGAAAAATTTGTATCAGGTAAAGATGGTGCAGTTTATTACAACTTTACAGTTGCTGTAAATGATGATGCTAATCAGTATGGTCAAAACGTTTCTTTAACTGATAGTCAAACACAAGAAGAACGTGAAGCAAAGAAACCTAAAGTGTATTTAGGAAATGGTAATGTAGTATGGACTAATGGTGAAATTAAAACAGCACCTAAAAAAGACAAAGCAACTGCATCAGTTGAAAGTGATTTACCATTTTAAATTTAATTGGGCAGTTTAAACGCTGCCCTTTTTTTAACAAAAACAATGACAAAAGAACAAAAACAAGAAAAACGTTTAATGATGGAATTTATAGTTGATGAGGCTATTATTAATCCATTAGAAAAAGTAGAATATCCAAAACCAGCAATATCATTTGGTGTTAAAACTTATGAAAGTAAAGATGGTGAAATTATATTTCCAGTACCTTTAGGAACTTATGGTAACTTTAGTTTTGTACAAGCACCACCTAAATCAAAGAAAACATTTTTTGTATCATTATTATCAGCAATATATTTAGCTGAAGATTTACCACAATTTTGTGGTGATTTAAAAGCAAATAGAAACGATAAACATTTAATACACTTTGATACTGAACAAGGTAATTTTCACGCACAAATGGTATTTAAAAGACCATTAGAAATGGCTGGATTAAAGAACATAGATAAATATCATACATTAGCATTAAGACAATATAGCTTTAATGACAGAATAGAAATAATAGAACACTACTTATATGATAGATTAGAGGGCAAAGATATTGGTTTAGTAATTATTGATGGTGTTGCTGATTTATGTAGTGATGTAAACAATATTGAAGAAAGTAATAATGTTGTGCAAAAGCTAATGAAATGGACAAAAGAATTAGATTGCCATATTGTAACTGTAATTCACTCTAATTTTGGAACTGATAAGCCAACAGGGCATTTAGGTTCATTTTTAGAAAAGAAAACAGAAACACAAATTAGTTTAGAACTAAACACAGTTAATAAAGGATTAGTAAAAGTAAGTTGTAAAAGAAGTAGAAATGCACCATTTGAAGATTTTAATTTTAAAGTAAATAACTTTGGATTGCCACAAGTAGAAGGAGCATTTTATGACCCATTAAAAGATATATTCTAATGAAAAAATATAAAGTATTAAATCTATACGCTTGTTTAGGTGGAAATAGATACAAATGGAATGATTGTGAAGTTACAGCAGTTGAACTTGACCCTGAAGCTGCAAGATTATATAAAGAAAGATTTCCAAATGATATTGTTATAGTTGCTGATGCACATCAATACTTATTAGACCATTTTAAAGAGTTTGATTTTATTTGGAGTTCACCACCTTGCCCAAGTCATTCAAGAGCAAGATATTGGAATAGTTCAAATTATGAAACAGCTACACAACCTATTTATCCTGATTTAAAACTATATGAAGAAATATTGTTTTTACAGCATTATTATAGAAATGGAAAATTTGTAGTGGAAAATGTAATACCTTATTATGAACCTTTAATACCAGCACAAAAAAGAGGAAGGCATTTATATTGGACTAATTTTATACTACCAAATGAATTAAATGATAGAAGTTTTGCAATTTCTCAACAGAAAAATGAATTAAAAGAATTATGTAAATTTCACGATTATGATTTTAATAAATATACAGGTGAACAATCAGTTGTTAAAATGGCAAGAAATTTAGTAGATTATGAAGCTGGATTAACAATATTTAATGTAGCGAGAGGAATATATGAAAAACCAAAAACAAATCAATTAGAATTATTATGAAAGATACAATGAAACATCACATACAAGAATTACAAACATCAGCATCAAGAATGTTAGTTTTAAATTCAGATAATTCAATGTTAATAAGTTTCTTCAAAGATTTGAAAAATAAATTAGAATATTTGTATGAATTGAACGAAATGGATAACCAAGCAAATTGGACTGAAATACAAAATGCTTTTAATTCAATATTAAAAATAGATACAGAATTAACAGAAGTGGATTTAAAGATTAAAGTAAAGGAAGCACCAATACCAAAAACTGGTATAGTAACAATAAAAATGTATTAAAATGGAACTATCTACAAATAAATGGTTAGAACAGGTTGCCCAACATCACAAAGAATGGGTTAAAATTGCTAACCTTTATAAAGTAGATGACTATGCAGAAGATATTGTTCAGGAAGTTTATATTGCTTTATTTAAATATGCTGATGCTGAAAAAATAATTGATGTAAAAGGTAATGTTCGTAAAGGTTATGTGTTTTTTACAATTAAAAGTTTATGCTTTCAGTATTTAAATAAACGAAATAAGATTGATAAAATAGGAATAGATACTTTATTTAATTTATCAGACAATAGCAATATAGAAGAACATAAAGCATATAATGATATTTGTTTAATGATTGATGAAGAAATAGACAACTGGCATTGGTATGATAAGAAGCTATTTAAATTGTATAGAGATACAGATATGTCAATGCGTGATATTGCAAAAGAAACTAATATTAGTTTAATATCAATATTTCATTCAATTAAAAACTACAAAGAAGTATTGAACACAAAGTTTATGAATGATTATCAAGATTATATTAATAATGACTATAACAACATATACTAATGGGAAGAAAAAAGAAAGCAACAGGATTAGGTGATACAATAGAACAAATCACAGAAACAACTGGTATTAAAGCAGCAGTTGAATTATTTAGTAAAGTAACAGGAATAGATTGTGGTTGTGATGAACGTAAAGCTAAACTAAACAATTTAATTTCATATCGTAGAAACGTAAACTGTTTAAAAGAAGATGAATATTTGTTTTTAAAAGTATTATACGACAATAGAACAAATCAATTAACACCTAAACAGCAGCACACAATTAAAGATATTTACTTAAATGTATTTAATGAAAAGTTAGATAGTTCAAATTGTTCAAGTTGTTGGAGAACTATTTTAAGTGATTTACGAAAGGTTTATGATACTTATGAAGTAAATGAATAACTGGAAAGAAATTGATTTATTTAACTATTTAGTGGAAAATGTTTATCCAGATTTAGTTAAAGCAAAAAACCAAATGTCAAGATGGGATTGCTATTCAGTTTCAACTGGTCACCGAATTGAATTAAAATGTAGACAAGTCCATTATAAAACTTTGTTATTAGAAAAAGTTAAATATGATGCAATGATAAAAGAATGTGAAAAGCATTTAGATATACCAATATACATTAATTCAACACCTAAAGGAATTTATAGTTTTAATCTACATTTGATTGAACCAATTTGGGAAATAAACAATAAAAATCCAGCTACAACATATTTTAAGAATAGAGAAAAAATAGATAAAGAAGTAACATATTTAGAAATAACAAAAGCAAAAAAATTATGAGTACTACATTTGGAGTTTTAAAACAATACATAGAACACAATAAAATAGTAGATGAAGATGGTGATTTATTATGGTATATAAGTGAAGATGCCTTTGAACCTGTATTTTTTAGAAGTATGCGTAATAGCAGATGGTTAAATATATTAGGACAGCATTCAGATGATAATATTAGAGTTTACGCATTAGACAATACAAATCAAGGTATATTTACAATAAAAGATTGCAAAGAATTATTAGAAAAACAAACAAAACAATTATGAAACAAAATTCAATACAATTAGAATACTTAAAATCAGTATTACTTGCTCAACTTTTATTAGAAGCAAATGAAAGTTTAATTTTTACAACACAATACAGGCAAACTATTAAGAATTTAATTAATAGGTTAAACAAAGAACTTGAACAGGTAGTTTTTTTAGAATATACAAAGGTTTATAAAACAGACCCAGAAATGACTACAAATATATTAAGAAGCATAGAAAGTATAATTACTAAATTGCAAACATCAACAATAGATGAAATAGTAATGATTGATGCAGTTGTAGATAAGTACAAAGAAAATAAAGAATGGTTTATGGAAAATGGTAATGCTGAATTTTTAAGAATAGACTAATGAAAATAACATATACATCATACGGAAAAACATCAACAATAGAAACACAAAATGATGATATTAATATTGATGATTTAGGTAAAATGCTTTATGATATTTGTTTAACACAAGATTGGCATCCAACATTATTAAAATCAATATTTAAAAAGAATGTAACTAATGGCGAAAGTTAAAGAAATTAAATTTTCACCAACTGAAGAAGATATAAAAGCAATGGCAGTTTGTTGGAAAAATGATTTAGCTTATGTTATTAAACCAGCAAAAACTGCAAATAGGTATAATATAATAAAGTATCAAATAAGCAACTACAATGAAATATTTTATTATAAAGAAAACAATGTAAATGCAGAATTTACTGAATATGAAGGATTAAAAAAAACAATGGAATTATATAAGTTTCACGCTAAAAGATTTACACAATGACACCAGCACACTACGATAATAAAAAACAATATGATGTTATAGATTTTGTTAAAGATTATGATTTAAACTTTAATGAAGGTAACGTAATTAAATATGTAGCCAGAGCAAAACATAAAGGCACACATATAAAAGACTTGGAAAAAGCAATAGACTATTTAGAAAGAGAATTACAACATTTAAGAAAAGAACAGGAACAATGGATAGAGAAACAAAAATAGAATTTGATGCATTAGAATTAGAATATACTTTAAATTATCTAATTAAGAAAAGACAATCATTATATTTAAAAGGTTTAAATGATGAAAAGATAAATGATAAGATAAGAGCAATACAACACAAATTGCGATTTGCAAATCAGGGATAGTTTAACAGCTATCCTTTTTTATTTTAAAACTTTAACATTTCATTAACACTTTTATATTAATAACTTGTTTATATTTGCTAAACAATTAACAATTAAAAACAAACATTATGAAAACATTATTAAAAGAATTTGC